AAGAGGGTACAGCCATTGCTAAACTATTTGAGAACCTACGTAAAAAGACTGTCAAGGAGATACGCCAAACCATAGTCGATGCTGAAAAAGAGATTGACCAGTTGGCAAGTATACTTGACATGAGCGATAAGGACAATGTGGACTATGTCCAAAACCTAAAACAACAATTAGAGCAAGCAAGAGATACAGCAGACCGTAGCGATACAGTCTTTGGAAGGCTTGGTAAAAATATTCAAGCTATATTCAAGTTTAAACCAAATACTATAGAATGGAAAGAATCGCTACAAGGCGTTCTTTCTGATGCTCAGTCTATCACTGGAGAGTTTGGTCAATTAGGGCAAGAGTTTGAAAAACTGGGGCAGAGTACGGGAAATGATAGCTTGAGAAACTTTGGAGAAAGTATAAAAGAAATGAGTAGTATTGTAAGTAAAGCTCTTTCTTTTGCACAAGTAGGAAATTCCGTAGGAAGTGGATGGGGAGCAGCAATTGGGGCTGTAGTTGGTACAGTTTATGGAATTTATGAAAAAGTTGAAAGTGATAAAGAAAGAGCAAGACAAAGAGAAAAACAATGGAAAGAGGAGCAATATCAATTAGAGAAAAAAATAAATGATCTTATTGATGAAAGAATCTTAAAAGGGGAAAAATACTCTAATGCTTTAACAACTGATAAAATAGGTAAACAGATAGATGTTATTAAGAATTACAATGACAAAGTGAACAAAATTCGTCAGGACTTGATTAATGCACAAAATAAACAAGTTTTCGACCACTTTCGAACAAGGTGGGTTTGGCAAAAATCAAATTGGGGAATACCTTATTGGGGGGCGGAGAAAGTTGCTGAAACAAAATCATTTAAGGATAAGTTTGGTTCTTTTGTTGATAGTAAAGGGAACATTGACTATAGTTTTTTAGAAAAATTTGATTTAAAATGGTTTCAAGATTTTGCAGAACACACCCATAATACAGACCAGGAAATAGTTAATATAATTAGGAGTGTAAAAGAGGCTAAAGAAAAACTGAAAGAATATAAAAATGTCCTCAAGGAATATACTCAACAAACATTTGGAGAATTAGGTACAGGATTTGTGGATAGTATTGTTTCTGCGGTAGAGAAAGGAGGAAATGCATTTGAAAACTTTGGACAAACAGTGGCTCGTGTAATGAAAAATGTAATAAAACAGACTTTAGTAACAGAGCAAATCAAAAAGATTTTTGACAGTTTTCAAAATGATATGGATAATTTATATGCCTCTTCTATAGGTCTTAACAATGAACAAGTATATGAAAAGGTCAAAAATAAAACTATTGATTTTGTAAATAATATTCTAAAACCTGAAATCCAAAAAGGAGAACAAAAAGCAAAAGCAATGTTTGATGCTTTGGAACAATCAGGAATAAAAATGTATGATGAACAAGGTCGTAGAGCTACAGAAAAAGGGTTTGCACGAATGAGCCAAGATAGTGCTGACGAGCTTAACGGGCAGTTCAGATTGCAGACCCAACTAAGCGCAGAGATAAGGAATGCTAATTTACAGATAGCTAACTCTATTAAAGAAATGCATCAATCAATGCAGAGTAATGCAGCAAGGCAATTGCAGCACCTTGCAGGAATTGAAGCTAACACCTTTCAACTTCACGAAATGAAAAAGGATATTGCCAATATGAAAGCTGGTATAAATGAACTTACCACGAAAGGAATTAAAATAAGGACATAAAAAAGCCCCAATAAAGGGGCTTTTAGTTTATTTGACTTTCCTATAGAAATCTTCTCCTTCCGAAATAACTTCAATTTCAGCTCCATATTTAGTCACTTTTTCATATTTTATTTTAAACATTTCCCTTCCTTCAAAATAAGGAGATTTTTCTGTCCACTCTGCCCATTCATAACTATGTTTATAATAAGTATTGCTTTGAGGACGAAACTCTATAAAATAATACATATGTCGATTATTTCCTCGTAACTCATAAGAATATTCTTTTTGTTCAACTAATCGTGATTTTTGTGTCTCAAAATACGACCCATTAAAAAGTCTATAATCATCCTTTGTAAATTCAAAAGAATAATCAATACCTCCTGATATATATTCCCATCTACCAACCAACCATTCTGGAACATTCAGCTTATACTGACTAAAATCTTCTTCCTTATCCTCACTCTTAGAGCACCCCAAAGCGATTAGCCCCACAAGGAGCAATAGAATTTTTCTCATATGTTATGTAATTAAGTTAGTAAATCTCAATAGTATGTAATAGGCGTTCCTTGTGGATGTAAATATCGTCCAAGCTGTCAAGAAGTACCTTTTCGGAGCTGTCTTTTCCTTTGTCAAAGAACTCGATATATTTCTTTGCTCCGTTGAAATGCAACCTGCAAATTGGCTTACGGTTGTTATCATCAAGTAATACTCCAAAATAGGAAATAGTATCTCGGTAGGCGATACGTGAAGCGGGTATTTTCTCCCTGAGAATAGCTTTGACTATCTGAAAACCTTCTAACTCTTCCTCAGTGGTAACAATTCTATTTTCGTCTTCCTCTTCTATAAGCTCAGTCCCTGCGGGTTCTTCCTTTGGTTGTGGTGTTTTACCCTCGTTAATGTCAAGGGCTGTTTTTAGACGATTATTAATTGTATCATTGAAATAGGAAGTCATTGCACGCCTTAGATACTCACGGAATATTTCCAAACGCCCAGAGGTGATTTGTTTATCAAAGAATCGACGCGCCAACAGCTTGATAAAATCATCGGAAGGTTCCTGTATTTCCTTCTCGAACTCGTTTTTGAAAGCACGTACATACTTGAGAGCTTCAGCGCTTTCCAATATATTATCAATGCTAAAGGTAGCCTTGGTAAACTTCACCAGTTCCTTAATGGTGCTGTCCTTGAGGTTAGCCAAATTCACAGTAAGAAAAGGATTGTTATCCATGATATTTGGTTTTTCAAGGTCTGTAAAGAAGTCATACACGATCCCATTGGTAATAACTCCAAAGCGAGCATCTGTAACGTGATAGTATCGGTGTAACTGGGAGTTGTGTGCATTGATATTCTCTTTCCAATGCTTGCACTCAATGATGATTACTACCTGCCCATCCTTCTTAATAACATAGTCCACCTTTTCCCCTTTCTTAGTGCCGATGTCAGCCACATACTCAGGAATAACCTCAGTAGGGTTGAATACATCATAACCGAGTATTTGCAAGAAAGGCATGATAAAGGCATTTTTGGTAGCTTCCTCAGTATTAATTTGTTCTTTTAGGCTCTCTACACGATTGTAAAGCTGCTCCAATTTGCTTTTGAGTTCTGCTTCTATTTCCATAGGAATTTTGGTATTAATAAAATCAGCCACAAAATTAAGAAATTATAAAGAAATAAGAAAGAAATTTAACGTTTAAAAAATAATACTCATTTTTAAGAGTGTTATATCTCTATTTTCAACTGTTTAAGCATCTCCCTGTCTTTCTTGGCTTTATTGACCTGATAGATAGCTGTGGTATTCTTATTAGTATGGGAAGCCAATAACATAGCGGTATCACTATCTAAGTTATCAAGCATATAGTGCTTGAGTGCGTAAAAATCAGCTTCAATACCAAGTTTGTCTTTTACATTCTTTTTCCAAAACTTAGTAACAATCTCCGAATGTCCCATTTCTTTATTAGGTACAAAGTTCAGGGCAAAGAGATAATCATCGGGGCTTTGGCACTTCTCACATACTTCACGCCAATATTCCAATGCAGGACTAAGTATCACCTTGGTACATCGTTTGTACTGTCCGCCTTTTTCAAGGAGTATGACGAACTCCTGCTTATCCAAATCTACATCTTTGCGTTGTAACCTAAAAAGCTCTGTGTTACGCGCCCCTGAGTAGAGGAATATCATCATATAGCGATAGAACTCGGGGTGTGTATTCTCCAAGTACTCCCTTACCCTATCCAATTCGTTTTTCTCAAGTACAAGGCGTGGTTCCTTAAAAGTCTTTTTAGGATAAATATCTCTGGTGATATTAGTCTCGCAGCACTCGTATTCTATCAGTTCTCGATAGAGACTTGAGAAATAAATCACGAACTTATTGTAATACTTATCAGGAAGTTGTAGGTAATCAAGCATACGTTTGAGATCCACACGGCGCAAGTCTTTTACCTTAATATATTGCATGCTAAGGGCTTCACTGGCCTTTTCCAGTCTGTTAATAGCGCATTGTATATCGTACAAATGTCGCTTATTATTTGCATTCCTCTTCATTTCCAATGCACGCCTGAACGCTTCAATAAAGAGCAAATTAGGATATAGCCCCTCGTTTCGGACATTCATGTACTTCTTGGTAATAGGATTGTACCCATCATTGAATTGTTGGGGAATGCTTTTGAGAAAGAAAGAAACAAGTGCCTTACGCTCCTCTATTGTTTGGGGCTTGTTAGCCCTCTTTCGAAAAGGAAAGCCTTGGGGATATTTCTTTTCATGACGAGGATCAAAGAAAGTGCATTGTACATACCAATCTTTGTCTAAATCTTTTTTTGTAGCTTTTTGCCAATTGGCTGGGGATACCCATAAATCGGTATAGCTACACCCTTGAATAGTATTTGTTATCATTTTGCTTGTAATTTTTACCTTGCCGTTTACCTTGCCGTTTTGGTGAAATTACAAACGAAATTTTAGCCTTAAAATAGCTGTAACACATTGAGTGGAAGAGTGTTACACTTAGTGACCGCAAGAGGATTCGAACC